TACTGTTGCTCTTATTTTGAATTTAACAGGGACATCGACAGACTTGGTGATGACAGAGTTAAATACATATTCGACAGCACATGTATCAGATACGGAAGCAACTGTTACTTTAGGGTCTCAAAGGTTGGCATATAGTTTCAGTACATCAAGTGGAGGATCAACCTCTATTAACTTGAATGATTTGAGGATCGCAATGCCTCCTGGTTCTTCATTATCTGTGATAGGAAGAAGTACAGGACAAATAACCAGATCATCAATATCTCTGTCTTGGATAGAAGATTAATATAAATATAAATTAATTTATTAGGATTTAGAAAAATGATTGTTAAACCATTATCAGCAGAAACTACTTTGACCGCCAATACAACGGTGAGTCTTGCTACAGTTGTTAGACTTTATAATTCAGGCAGTGGTGCTCATGTAATTACTAATGTAGACACTGGCAACAGTTTTACTATGCCAGGAGGTTCCATCAGTTTTATGGTTAAGTCTCCGACTGACGAAGTTTCTACAGATGGTACTGGTTCAGAAATTAAAGCAACATCAATCGCGTATACAGTCTCTTAAGGTAATCTAAAATGAAATTAATTACAGAATTAAATGAATCTATACAGGTCATCGAAGAAGCGAATGAAGATGGTAAAAAGAATGTGTTTATCGAAGGTATCTTCATGCAGGGTAATATCCCAAATCGCAACGGTCGGCGTTATAGTGTGGAGACTCTAGAGCGTGAGGTAAGTCGCTACATTAATGAGTCTGTCAATAAAGGTCGCGCATATGGCGAACTTGGTCATCCAAATGGACCATCAATTAATCTTGATCGTGTTTCACATATTATCACAGAATTACGCCGAGAAGGCGATAATTTCATCGGTAAGGCAAAAATCTCTTCCACGCCTATGGGTGAAATTGTAAAAGGTCTGCTGTCTGATGGTGCTCAACTGGGAGTTTCTTCTCGCGGTATGGGTTCTCTGAAGAAAGGTAGAGATGGAATAATGGAAGTACAAGACGATTTCCGTCTAGCAACTGCAGCGGATATTGTCGCTGATCCTTCCGCGCCTGATGCTTTTGTTAATGGTATCATGGAAGGAGTTGAGTGGGTTTGGGATAATGGTAAGTACATTGCCCTACAAATTGAGGAAATTGAGCGAGAGATTGAGAGATCTGCGCGTGCAAAGAAACTCAATGAAGAACGCAAACTTCAACTTTTCCAGAAATTTATAAACGAAATTTCTAAAAATTGAGATTATATAAATATAGTTTAAACACCGAAGGAGTATAACTAATGTCCGAACAAATTAATACTCAGGTGGAAGAAGTTGTTGAGAACGAAGTTTCTCTTGAAGAAGCATCTGCGGAAGCAACTCTGAAACCTTCTAACTCTACCAAGTCATCTATGCTCTCGCAGATGATGGGAATTTTTGCAGGCATGAAGAAAGAAGATCTTTCTGCTTTCCTGACAAAAACTCTTGACCAAGTTGGTAAAGAGGATGAAACTGTTCCTAACACTGCAGCAAAGAACGCTGCTTCTATTGCTATGAAGGGTGGGCAAACCGCTCCTTCTCCAACAACTGGTGCTCCTAGCGCCAAAGCAATGAAAGAAGATGTTCAAGAGTTGTTTGGCGAACAAGAAGATCTTTCCGAAGAATTTAAAACTCAAGCATCTACTCTGTTTGAAGCAGCAGTACAAAATCGCGTAGTGCTTGAAGTTGCTCGTATCGAAGAAGAATTCGAAGCAAAACTGGAAGAGCAGGTTACTGAATCTATCGACCAATTGCACGAGCAAGTAAACCAATATATGGACTATGTTGTTGAGAAGTGGATGGAAAACAATGAAGTTGCCATCGCCAACAACTTCCGTGTTCAAGCAACAGAAGATTTCATCAGCGGTCTGAAGAATCTGTTCGCAGAATCTTACGTTGATGTGCCAGAAGAAAAAGTCGACCTCGTTGACGAACTGGCAGTCCGTGTTGCTGAACTCGAAGAATCACTCGAGTCAGTTGTAGCAGAGAATGTGAAACTGAACAAGGTGATCAGTGAAGCTCAAGTAGAATCTGCTTTTGACGATGTTGCTGAGGGGCTTGCTGATACTCAAGTTGAAAAACTTCGTTCTCTTGTTGAGGGTTTGGAGTTTGACACAATTGATGAGTATACTCAAAAACTTGAGATCGTGAAGAAGCAGTATTTCTCCGAGAATACTGAATCTCAATCTACTGGCTTGATAACCGAAGAAGACTCTGTTGGTTCTAACGATGAACCTGAACAACAACAGATTATTCCTGAGGAAATGAAAGGTTACTTTAATGCAATTTCTAATACAATTAGAAAATAAATTTTTTATAAATATAACGTAAAACGCCCAAATAAGGAGAATTTACACATGAACCTTAACGAACAAATCCGTAACAAGTGGAAGCCAGTGATTGAACATCCTGATCTTCCTTCTATCGGCGATTCTCATCGCGCGATGGTAACGTCAATGATTCTCGAGAACACCGAGAAAGCATTGCGTGAAAATGCTCAAATGGGTGCTGCTCAGCACTTGACTGAAGATGATGTACCAACCAACGTTGTTGGCGCTGGTATGGGTGCTACTGCTGGCGAGATCAAAGGTTTTGACCCTGTACTGATCTCACTTGTTCGCCGCGCAATGCCTAATCTGATGGCATATGACGTTTGCGGTGTTCAACCAATGACTGGTCCTACTGGTCTTATCTTTGCTATGAAGTCGCACTACACTTCACAGACTGGATCTGAAGCATTCTATAACGAAGCAAACACTCAGTTCTCTAACCCGAATGCTGGTGGCGCCAATACTATCGGTGATCAACATCTTGGCACTTCTTTTGATTCCGACACTGATGGTGATCTTGCTGCTAACGGCGTGTACAACTTCGCTGGTGGTATGACTACTGCTCAAGCAGAAGCACTTGGTACTGGTACTGGTCAAGCGATCCCAGAAATGGCATTCAGCATTGACAAAGTAACTGTTACCGCTAAGACTCGTGCCCTGAAAGCAGATTACTCGCTTGAACTCGCACAAGACCTGAAAGCAGTTCACGGTCTGGACGCTGAAGCAGAATTGAGCAACATTCTTGCTGCTGAGATTCTTGCTGAAATCAACCGTGAAGTTGTTCGTACAATCAACGTAACTGCTAAGATTGGTTCTGCTTCTGGCACAACTACTTCTGGCAAGTTTGACCTCGACGTTGACGCTAACGGTCGTTGGTCTGTCGAGAAGTTCAAGGGTCTGATGTTCCACATTGAGCGCGAAGCAAACGGTATCGCAAAAGATACTCGTCGCGGCAAGGGTAATGTGATCATCTGTTCTTCTGACGTTGCTTCTGCTCTGCAGATGGCAGGTGTACTTGATTACACTCCTGCTCTGAACAGCAACTCTTTGAATGTAGATGACACTGGTAACACTTTCGCTGGTGTACTGAACGGTCGTTTCAAAGTTTACATCGATCCATACACCACTGGCAACTACATGACTATCGGTTACAAGGGTTCCAATGCCTTTGACGCTGGTCTTTTCTACTGCCCATACGTTCCTCTGCAAATGGTTCGTGCGGTTGACCAAAACTCTTTCCAACCAAAGATTGGATTCAAGACTCGCTACGGCATGGTCGCTAATCCTTTCCACACTGGTGAAGACAGCGGTACAGGTACTCTGACAGAAGACTCTAACGTCTACTATCGTCGTACAGTAGTTGCTAACCTGCTCTAATAAAAAAAAGATCTACTCAGTAGACTGTTTTTGAGACCCGCTTCGGCGGGTCTTTTTTTTGCCTTTTGTCTTTACATTCTGTTTACAACGAGTATAATCAGTAATGCGTCCTTTGTACAATATATAAATATAAGATGTAACTACATTGGAGAATACAATGAACAATCAAGAAGGTGCTTTTGAGATGAGCATTAGAATACTAGGAAATGAATTTATTGGTTTCCGTATAGAAGTTGATGACTTTAAAACGAAGTGGTTGGTCTTGGGAATTATTGGCGTTACATCGTTTTCTGCGGTGTTGGCAAATTTTGGAGAACCAATTAAAAATCTTTTCGTGGGTTAAAATATGACAGATCCATTAAATAAAAATATGCTTTCTCCTGTTGGGTTTAATTTTTCAATTAAGAAAACTCCCGACATGAATTTCTTCATTCAATCTATTATTCTCCCAGGAGTGCAATTAGGCACGTTCGATATACCGAACCCAATGAAAAAGGTTCCTATGTATGGGGATCACCTTGAGTACGGAGAACTTGAAGTAATTTTCAAAATTAATGAAGACATGACTAATTATTTGGAAATTTTTGATTGGATTACTGCTCTTGGTTTCCCATCAAATCATTCACAGTTCTCTAATCTAGCAAAGAAACCTTTAGCGTCCGGTGACGGACTTCTTTCAGATGCAACTTTGACAATCTTATCGAGCGCAATGAATCCTAATATACAAATTTTTATTGAAGATTGTTTTCCTGTTAGTCTTTCACCTATCACTCTAGACGCTAGAGATACTACCATTGAGCATATAGAAGCAACTGCTTCGTTTAGATTTCAGAATTATACATTTAAATCTGTATAAAAGTATAGTATAATATTCCTTTCGATAGAGAAAGAATACCTATGAAACTTGAAGAAATACATCATGAGTGGTCGAAAGACTCACAGTTAGATCAAATAGCACTTGATAATACCGCATTAGAAATTGCTAAACTCCATCACAAATATTATGAAATTTTATCTAAAGAAAAATTAGTATTAAAAAAATTAGAGTCGGAAGCGAAAGTTTTAAAACTGGACAAGTACGAATTTTATACTGATGGACCAACCCAAGAACAACTTGATATGGGTTGGAAATTACCAGCAAAAGGTAAGATACTTCGTTCCGATGTAGGCATGTACTTAGACGGAGACTCCGATATCATACAAATGAATTTACGAGTCGCCTATCAGCAAGAGAAAATAGAAGTTCTTGATTCAATCATCAAGACCATTCATAATTTAGGATGGCATGTCAGAGCGGCAGTTGACTTTAAGAAAATGCAAGCAGGTTTATGACGGACATCTTAATTGACAAACCAAA